TTGTTTGTCCCCGGTGCTGGCTTTGCAGATATCTTTGGCGGTGCGCCTGATCCTATGCAGCCGGGTCAGATGCTGCCCAGCTTTGGCGAGAACATTGGCCAGGGCAACTACCTCGATGCTGGCTTACAGACGCTTGGCGCTGCTGGCGATGTTGCGTTAGCTGCTGGTGCGTTGTTCCCGCCTGCCTTGCCTGCCGCTGCTGCGCTTGGCACTGCGTTAAAGGCTCCCAGGGCCGCAAAGGTTGCTGATGCTGCAATGGATGCGGCTGATGCTGCCAAAATTGACCCTAATCAGGCCGCTGGTGCTGCTATGGATTTGGCGCAGGCACGGTATTTTGACACAGGCAAGTTTGAGCCGCCGACTGCTGAAAACCCTGTTTCGGTGGTTCTGCCGACAGAAACGGAGCCTGGCATCATAGCGTTTCATGGTTCTGGCGCAGACTTTGATGAGTTCCGGCTGGAAATGATTGGCACTGGCGAGGGCGCACAGGCATATGGCTATGGGCTGTATTTCACTGATAGCAAGGATATAGCCAAGTATTATAAAAATACTATAGCAAACCGCGATGCAATGTACGGAAATTTGCCAATAAGATATAAAGGTCAAAAATTTGCAGAGTTTGAAGATTCAGCAGCATCAGAAGCTGACCCAGACAAATATCGCATGATTAATGCCTTGGGCAAAGAGATACAAAGATTATCGTACAGTCCAGTGTTAAGGACACCTGAAAACGCAAAAAAACAGCTTTTGGCCAGACTTGATAATGAAATAGCTCAACAAAGAAATGCGTTCAAAAATGAATCCGCTGATGTAAAAGACGCAATGGAAGAGGCTTTTATTGCCAGTTTACAGAGGGATAAAGACGCTCTTGAAAGAATAGATATTGATGACATTACGATTGAACAAACAGGCAAAATGTACAAGGTCGCGCTGTCTCCCAAGCCTGACGAATTGCTCGATTATGACTTGCCGCTAAATCAGCAGCCTCGTGTCGTGCAAAAACAAATAGAAAATCTTGTTGGTGATTTATTAGCTGGTGAGCCTGAAGCGTATAACAATTTTGACTTTCAGGCTTTGGCAGCAATTAAAGGAGACACTAAAAGTAACTGGATGGGGCAAAAAATCCCCCCAGAAGGTTACTCACCGACTGGTGATGACATACTGACTGACTTACAAAGATTTTTGGAAACTGGCCCTAACCAATCGCGCAGGGCTGCTATGGACGCATCTCAGCTTTTGAATGACTTTGGCATCCCCGGCATCAAATACCGTGCCGCTGGCTCAAGGGGCGCAGCTACGGCTGATGAGGCGGCAGAGCGCAACTATGTCATCTTTGACGATAAAGCTGTCAAAATCCTTGAGAAATACGGCATTGCTGGCCCTGTGCTTGTCACTGGCGCTGCTGTAGCCGCATCAAAAGCTAATAATGACAATGAGGATGGTGGGTCAATCTTACCAGATGCCGGGATAATCTAGTGGCTCAGAAAACAATAGTGCTGGATTACGAGCCGCAGCCTAAACAGGCGCTGCTCCATAAATGCCATGCAAAGCAGATATTATTTGGAGGCGCGGCAGGGGCTTGCCCCACTCTGGTTCGCCAGGGTGGGGCAAGCCTCTAAAGCTAGGTGGCGGCAAGTCACATTCAGGACGGTGGGACGTTATAGGCTTTTGCCTGGAGAACCCCGGCCTGCAAGCCTTTATATTCAGGCGTTCATTGCCAGAACTGGATAGCAACCATATCCAGCCGCTGAAAAAGGAAATGCCTCAAGAGCTTGGCAACTTTAATGAAACGCGCAAGCGCTTTGAGTTCTATAACGGCAGCAGCATCCAGTTCCAGTATCTGGAGCGCGACAGCGACTGTGATCGCATCCAGGGAACAGAGATTCACATTGCGCTGGCTGACGAAGCAGGCCAGTTAACGCCGTACCAGTTGGGCTACATTAAAAGCCGTATGCGTCTGGGCAACTTTCAGCCAAAAGAGAGCCAGCGGCATTTGCTGCCAAGGCTGGTGATGACGGCCAATCCTGGTGGTCAAAGCCATAATTTCTTGAAAGCGCTCTATATCGACCCGGCACCGGCAGAGAGTTATTTCTACGATCACACAATGCGCGATCCGAATAATGACAAGGATCGCGGCTGGCTGACCATGTATATCCCGGCCAAGATGGCCGATAACAAGTACATCGACCCTTCATATGCCTCAAGTTTTAGCGCATTGCCTGAAGAACTGGGCCGCGCCTTGCGTGAAGGCGACTGGGATTTGGTGGTCGGCAGCTTCTTTGGCGATGTCTGGAAGCGCGATTTGCACGTTATACGGCCATTTGAAATACCGGAACATTGGACAAAGTTTCGGTCCTTCGACTGGGGCAGCGCATCACCGTTCTCCGTTGGGTGGTGGGCTGTCGCAGACGACCATGAGATTTATCCAGATGGCGCACTAATCCGTTACCGCGAATGGTACGGATCATCAGGCAGGCCGAATGTGGGCTTGCGGATGACGGCAGAGGAAGTGGGTGCTGGCATCAGGTCAAGAGAGCGCGGTGAGCGCATTGATTTTGGCGTTGGTGATCCAAGCATCTGGAAATTTGATGGCGGTCCCTCGATAGGTGAGCGCCTTTCGAAAATGGGTGTGCGTTTCAGGCGTGCTGACAATAGCCGCATCAATGGGTGGGATCAGGTGCGCCAGCGCCTGATAGGTGACGATGGTATCCCAATGCTTTTTGTTTCTAGCGAGTGCACAGACACAATCAGAACGCTGCCGGTCCTCACGCACGACAAGCACAGGCTTGAGGACATCGACACCACGCAGGAAGATCACGCCGCTGACGATATCCGCTATGCGTGTATGGCTAGACCGTACCAGCGAAGAGCGCCAGAAATTGATGATGATCCGTGGCGGCAACCGACAATAGACGAAATGATGGCCGGGCTGGACTATGCGTCAAAGCCACAAGGCTGGAGGCTGTAAATGGCTGAATCCTACACTTATGACCGTGAGCCGACTAAAAAGGCTGACCGTGCGGCCTATTGGAACGATCAGATCAGAAAAGCACGCCGGTTTGAGGAAAACTGGCATAATCGCTGCTATGACATAATCGAGCGCTACCGGGACGACAATCCTGACCGCGCCATGCGCGAAACCCGCATGAATATTTTCTACAGCAATGTCGATACACTGAAATCAGCGCTGTATTTCAAGACGCCAAAGCCGCGTGTCACACGCCGATTCAGGGACCAAGACCCGATTGGCAAGACCATTGCCACGGTGTTGCAGCGTGGTTTGCAGTACCAGCTTGATGTTTACGATTTTGATGCTGCTGTCAGGCAAGTCATTGACGATATGCTGATTGTCGGGCGCGGCGTCATGCGGATGGTCTATGAGCCATTGCTGGTGGAAGGCGATCCAGAGCGCATCCCGCTGCAAGTCAATAGCGTGCAGGGCATGGGCGAGGTCGGCATGGGTCAGGTTGGCACTGTTGATATTGGCCAGGCGTTTGTGGACATGGATGGCAATAATGTTGACCAGAACATGGTCAAAACGGATGCGATGGGCGCTTACATGGATGGTGCGCCGGTTGAGTATATCGGTGAGCAATCAATCCGCTGTGAATATGTACATTGGCAAGACTTTACGATGCAGCCAGCCAGGTCATGGAATGATGTTGGCTGGATAGCCTTCAGGCATCTGATGACACGCCAGGAACTAGTGGACTATTACGGCGCCAAAGGTGAGGCAATCCCGCTGACATATCGCGGTGAGACAAACAGCGGCTATGACAATAACGAGCAGCCGGATTACGCAGAAATCTATGAAATCTGGGACAAGCGCAGCCTGAAGCAGATATTCATCGCCACAGATCACAATGAGTTGCTTGAGGACTTTGATGATCCGTACAACCTCGATGGCTTCTGGCCGATGCCGATGCCATTGTGCGAAATTAGCACGACAGACACGACAATACCCATTCCGGGCATTCTGACCTATGAAGATCAGTTATTTGAACTTGATCTGATTACACAGCGTATCGGCAATCTGACAGAGGCTTTGAAACGCCGGGGCGTCTATGACGCATCGTTTCAGGAATTGCAGCGCCTGGCTGATGCAGAGGACAATGCGTTCATTCCGGTGGACAACATGGCAATGTTGCAGGCTGGCGGCGGTCTGGCCAATGTCATGCAAGAGGCGCCGCTGGACAATCTCATCAAGGCGTTGGCACAGTTATATCAATCGCGCCAGATCGTGGTGCAGACCATTTACGAAATTACCGGCATATCAGATATCATGCGCGGCCAGTCTGCCAACAGGGAAACAGCCACAGCGCAGCGTATCAAGGGACAATTCGGTGCCATGCGCCTGGTTAACCGGCAGCGGCGTATAGAACAGTTCCTTGACCAAATTCTGGAACTAAAAGCCGAATTGATGGTTGAAAACCTTGAGCCATCTTTGTTGTCGCGTATCACTGGCATCAACATCGCTCCCGAAGTTGTCGCCGTGATGCGCGATGAGCGTTTGCGCTCATACCGTGTGTCTGTTGATACGGATGAATCCAGCGCCATTGACAGCGCATCAGAGCAGCGCAGCCGCACAGAGTTTCTGACCGCCTCGGTGCAGTTCTTACAAGCAATCGGGCCGATGGTGCAATCTGGTGCGATTGGCTTTGAGCAGGCGAAACAAATGCTGTTGTTTGCCGCCAGGGCGTTCCCAGGCGCACGCGATCTTGAGGACACGCTGGAAGCCATACAGCCGCCACAGGCAGGGCCAAGCCCGACAGATAAACTGG